CCATTGAGTTTTTGCTTAGTGGGGATGACGCTGTGTAAAAAGAAATCCTCTACAACTTTCCGTGCGCGGTCAACGTGAAGTGGTTTAGTGAGATCCAAGTTCTCGTTTTCAAGTAGTAACTGGATCTGACGCTTGATGTCAGAGTTACTATTTTCTACACGAACCACATCAGATGCCTTGTTCATGATGAGCCCGAACAAGTTGTAGCACCTTTCACGAACTTCTTCAGTTTCACCAAACTCAGTTTCGTTGATGAAAATGACTGGCGCTTCACTAATCCCAGGAACTTTTTCTAACGCACGAGCAGTGTTGTTGCCATCAAGGATAGTCGTATCCTTGCTCACCACTGTAACAATGGGGTCAACATTTTTCTCATAGTTGTCTGGGTTCTCTTTAATGCGCTGAGCAATGTCGTTCACATGAGAACGGATGTATTGCTCGCATCGAACCTGATTGGCTTCGAACTTAGATACCTTAGACAACGGAACTTGCTCAACGGGATAGAAATTATCCTTTATGCGGTCGACAATTGCTTGGACTCTTTCTCGATCTTCTTGGTAGGTGTTTCTCAACACAATACCTTCCGAACGGAATTCGATCCAATCGACAACAACAGATTTAATCTCAGCAGTGAGCAACGACTCGTGCTTGCTGTGGGCGTTATTATGCGAGTTGTACATCTTGGTTTCACCCAAGACGTTAAATGCATAATCGAGAGCGAACCACTCTAGTGCTTCAGCAGTTTGGCAATCTTCCTTATTGCCACCGTCGCCAATGAAAAGGATATATTGGCGAAGTAACCCTTGAGAATAATCACGCCAGAAATCGGCGTTGCTGGAAGAGCTGACATAGTGAGCTTTTCCTGCGGGCTTGTATCCAATATAAACTTCTTGAGTTTCTACGTTACGAAAACCATAGACTATAACTTTTGATTCCAAGTACATATGCATATCCTCTATTCGGTAATTAGCATGTAAAAGTGAATGTAGAGTATCAACCCCACAAATACAATTCTACGCATTATAGGTGTGGCAGTCAACACTTTTTTATTCTTGTCAGATCAAGAAGTTATCGAGTCCTACAGGGTCTGGGGCGAATATCTCAACGCATCCACCCTTCCCCTTCTTATGGACTGCCTTATAGATGGGCTCGTTATCCAAGCTGTAATCGCCTTCCTCGAACGTATCGCCTTCAATTCGAAACATCGAGAGCTGGCACCCACTCTTTTGCTTTCCGAGCATAGTGAAACCAATTCGCTCGTAGAACTTTACAGCGTCAGGCTCAGCGGATACTCGAAAGTACATGGCATCGTTCTGTCTCGCAAAGCGGAGAGAGTCCTCGCAGAGGATACGACCTACATATTTGCCTCTGTGCGCAGCAAAGGTATGCAAGAGCTGGAGGTTGGCGACTTTTGGGGAGCGTTTACTAATAGTGGTGATGATTGCGCCAAGTAGAGTATCACCGTCCCATGCGCCAACACAAAAGTCCCACTGCTCTTGCATGTTGGCTTTGGCTACAAAAGTCTTTGCGAACTTATCCGCAGGGTCATCTGTAATTGCTGCCTTGAATTCCTCAGCGGAACAACTACGCAACTTCATGGAACTCTCGCTTCTTCTCACCGCGCGACTTATCCCACTTGGTATTCATCCAACCTTTGTACTCACCTGGATTCCAAACGAAGGGCGGGAAGTTGTAATCATACTGCGATAAGATTTCTTCGACACTTGGACCATCGTTCAGTGCGGCATCGATAAATGCTGTTGCAAACTTAAACTGGTCTTCAATCTGCTTTCGGTCAGTAGTTGAGCGGAAACATCGGAACTCAATTGTACCAGTATGCTTCATACAGTATGTATTGATAGCATAACGGAAGGGACGACCCATTGATACACCGTCTTTACCTGCTGCGTGAAGTTTGATAAAATGGTCAAAGTCGGTAGCAAGGTTGATGATATTCTCGCACATATAGTCGGGCATCTCACGACCACCGTCTAGTTTGAGGTACATCTTCGAACCTTTCAACAATTTCATATCATTTTTATCGCGGAACTGGTAGCATGCTTCAATGGTATCAGTTTGATTCTTCTGGATGTATGCAATCAGTCGCTTCAATGCTTCAACGTCATCCTTTAATCCTGGAACGAAAACGTGAAGGTGACCATGATTGACAACTGATGCTGAAGGACGGTCGCCGTTGGCCACAAACAGCTCATGTATCTCCATGATACGATCAACCTGCTCTTCCCATGTAGCGGTGGGTTTGGTATTCACCTCACCGCCAACAGGCGGCTCTTCACCCAGAGGATCGCAGGCAACAAAGCGATATGGTTCGTGGATGTTGACAATATCAGTTTCAGCATATTCCCACGCCCCAAGATGAGCTGGGATCTCCAGTGTGCGGTCAATATCACCCCACTCGATTTCATAACCATATGTGAAATCTTTTTTATCGTACATTGAACCACCTCTCAACTTTATTCGATTCGGGCTGCAAGTCTTCAAGCGAGTTGTCCTTGAAGAAGTCATTGACAGTCAACGTCCCTTGCGCACCTACTCTGTAGACATACATCTTATCACATTTCCTAGTATTAGTCAAGCCGCTACGCAGAGCGATATCTTTGGTCGAAGTAAAAATGTATCCATTCTCTAACTCAGATATCCACAGTGGACGCTCGTGATTGCGAAACGCACACAACTGGCCAGTATTACCGAGAACACACACCGCCATACTCTTATGTTTGAACTCCACGAGAGGATGGTGGTGCTGCTCAAAGCAACGGAGGATCAGCTCAGAGTCATTCGCCGTTTCAGTTTTATATGGCCAAGACTCTACTGGCTCCTGAGAGATGACACCATTGTGAGATATAGCCATCGTGTCATTCGCGAATGGTTGATTGTGTCGGAGGTCAGAGGTTGAATAACGAATGTGGCCAATCAAAGCCAGTCTATCATTTTCCTCGTCGTAAAACCGCTTCATTGAATTGGTTTTAAAGTACACATCAACAGGTGCTGGCTCTTTGATAGTATGAAGTCTATCATTTTGAACCCAAGTAACACCAGTTGCATGTTTACCGCGAATCATAGACTCATGAAAAACTCGTTCAACTAATTCAAAGTCACTTTCAGAGACGCCACGTAAACTGACGCCGACCACTCCACACATTAAAAATCGCCCAGTATATGGTGCTTTGGTACCCAACCCAGTTGAGACAAAACGGCAGGGTCAGCACAAGTAGAAGTTCGTTCACCTGTTACTTCACGCAAAGGCAAGTTGTTTCCTGGCCACACTACTTCTGCCATATCAACGACACTGACTGGTTTCCCATTACCAACATCAATAGCTGGTAGATCGATCATATTGAATTTTTCAATACAAATGTCAATAGCAGAACAAACATCTTCAACATGAGTCCAGTCACGAATATGGTCAGTGAGATAATCGACCTTACGATTCAAGAGCATATCATACAACATGTCAGGTCGAGAGTCATCTCCATACACCGTATGGAATCTCAGTCCAAGAGTATTATTTGGCGCGATACATTCCATAAACCATTTAGTGCTGGCATAAGGAGACAACCACCACTCATAGATCGAAGAAGAAGATGCATAGATGACAGGAACCTTGGCTTCTTCGCACTGTTTAAATATCCGCTGGGATCCCCGCACATTCACATCAAAATAATCTTCTGGTATTTCATGAGAACGGCGAACACCTGCCAGTGCCGCCAGATGAATTACCATGTCATAACCATCAAACATGTTGATGTTAATTTCGCGAATTTCAGTTCGGTCATCTACAATTTCATACTTGTCCTTGTATAACTTGTAGAAGTTGCGACCGATGAATCCTTCGCCTCCTGTCAATAATAACTTCATTCTAGATTCTCAAGAATATGCTGAGGTGAGGTGACTTCATATGGATCGTCGTCTGCCTCGTTTCGCTTGCCTTTTTCAACAAACATTTTTTCAATGATGCCGTCGTTAACAATCATAGCATAGCGCCAAGAGCGCAACCCAAAACCAAGGTTGTCTTTAGTCACTAGCATGTCCATTGCACGAGTGAAATTACCACTACCATCTGGAATCACTTGTACGTTTCTCAAGTTGTTTTGCTTTGCCCATGCGTTCATTACAAACGTGTCATTGACAGACATACAATAGATTGCATCAATGCCCTTTGTAGCAAATGCAGGATACAGCATTTCAAAGTCAGGAAGCTGATAAGTTGAGCAAGTTGGAGTAAACGCGCCTGGAAGCGAGAATACGATAACTTTCTTGCCATCAAAAATATCTGATGTACTCACCTCTTGCCAACGATATGGGTTGTCACCGCCAAGTCTATCGTCGCGAACACGAGTGTGAAATGTGATATCAGGAACAATTTTACCAATCATGAAAAGAAATCCTCTAGTGAACCCTTCTCGAAAGATTCAGGATGGTATCTTCTGGTGTAGCTCTCACCTAGTGTTTCAGTCAGGTAGTCATACCACTCTTGACCTTTCCACATATCGGGCGAGACACCATTCCATCGCTCTTTCCAGAGAGGGTGTTCTTTGTTTAGTCTACGACTGTCGACAAAATTGCGGCGACAATCCTCATACTTTTTGTCCCCCAACTCAAGCATCTTTTCTCTGAAGTAACAAACCAGAGAGATGCGCTCCATTTCTTCAATGGATTTACCAGCTGGTGGTCTCATTTCAGTATTGCCATGGATACCTTCATGGTTGTTGATTAGCAATAAGTCTCCAGGACGAATGTTAATCGCAACTCGGTATTCAGGCAAAACTAGATAGCCACCTTCCCACTCTTTATCTTTCGCAACAACAGTCAGGTTAGAGAACCCTTCGGTCAAATCACCAGCATCGCGGTGAGCGGCTGTGCGAAAATTCTTATTAACAGTAATTGTAGTGAACGGCGTTTTGCCTTCACCAACTAGAAATTTTGGGTCGAGCTTTTCAGCACAATCTTGCTGGGCTGTATAGCGAAAGGGTAACAGTTCAGCAAACTTATCTGCGAGTTTGGTCATGAACGGGAAGCACTTGGTGTACAGCTCGTAATTTTCTTCAGTGTATGAAGTGGCACGACCATATGGAATGCGCGGATATCTATCGAAGAACCCAGCGATACCAGAAAGCACACAGTTAGCGTAAGTGGTATCAGAAATAAATTCATTCTTAATTTTCAGAGCATCAACAGCAGCATCTTTGGCAGTCATAACTGCCCACTCTTTCATTTTATCCTCGAAGAAAGTATCATAGTTGTAGCCAGCATCAGTTATCTTGCTGCGCAACCAAACTATGCCGCGAGTATCTTCTTTCGGATTATTCAGATGCTTCTGTAGGATAGTGCCAAGGGGTTCATCCTCTTCAAACAGAGATCCTTTATCTGGGTCAATGTAGTGATCCAAAACATCAGATTGATACAGAGTGACATAGTCGCGCCCACCGCACTTGTCTCCACGTGGTCCTGCTGCAAGTCCACGGTTTTGTGTAGGCAGTGCAGCCCCAACCAACCCTTCATATGCACCAAGCTGTTCTGCCTCTGTAAAAATATTTTTGCGATACTTGAAGATGACATTGTCTTCACTGTTTTCTGATCCTGTTACATCATCCAAGGGAGCGTAGAAATCGCAATCAAAATCAATGAGAGTGTCGTAATCGGACTCTTCCATATAAGTTCCGACCTTGCCCTCACAGTCGTGTTTGACAGGCGCGGTGATAATCTGAACCATAATTTTCTCCAGTTTAGACACTATTCTACTGATTTATTTCGATTTGTCAAGCATCATCGAGACGTGAGATGGTCTTCGTCTAAGGTATTCATAAGCATTTTCTGCATATGGACCGTCCATATCAACGTAATGCAAGAATGCTTGGTAAACATATTCGCTTGGGTTGATACCCCGCCAGTGTTCTAGATCACAACCTCTATAAATCACGGCGTCTCCAGGTTGCATTAATGTAGAACCGCCTGTCCAATGAAACTCCCAACCATCACCAACATTCTTCAAGTTTACGGTTACGCTAAATTCACAAGAGGGGCGATCTTTGTGGGGTTTAAGAACCTCACCTTTGGTGTAGATGCGACAATAATCATATGCTGGTTCTAAATTCTTACCAGTCATTTTACACATTTGTTCAGTGCAATCTTCTAGCAGATCATAATTTAGGCAGTACCAAGAAAAGGAATTTGGAGCCTGTCGATCGTCATCAACGTAGATATCCATATCATAATAACGTTTCATTCTTTTCGCAAACCTTTGTGCCGTGTTTGCAGATATGAAGTTATTGGCAATGATTGCTTTCTCTTCCATTAGGCTGCTTTCATTTTTGAGAAGTTTTTCTCTTTCCAGAATTCAATCTTAGATTTAAACTTACCATCAAGCATATCACCTTTGTGGCTGATGATAAAGACGTTAGTGCCCTTGTCCAAAGTATTAATGATCTTCATTAGGTTTTCAATGCCAGCTTCATCTAGCGATGAGTCAAAGGTTTCATCAAGAACCAAAAGATTGGTAGCAACACTGTTCTTCATCTTTGCAACTTGTCGCCAAGTAAATAACAGAGCGAGGTCAATGCGTTGCTTTTCGCCTTCGGAGAAGGACTCGTATGTAAAGAAGTCTCTGTGCCTAGACCTTATCGTTTCTTTGAATGCTCCGTCAAGGTCAAAGTGAACGTAGAAATCTAGGGTGTTCAGAAACTGGTTCACTAAACTATTTATCACAGGCAAATATTGATTGATAATTTTAGTCTTGATGCCAGTATCTTTGAGCATTTCAGCGATTACCGTATTGTAACTTGACTGATCGCTGAGATTATTTTTTTCGTCCATCAAGTCATGGTACTCTTTCATCAAAGTATCATAATCGTCATTAGCTTTAGACAAGTCAGACTTATCGTCACTCAACTGTTCCAGGTCTGAATGAGCCAGTTGTATTTCGCGATCGCATTTAGCGACCAAGTCTTGTTGACTCTGTATCTCAACCTGCCAGTCACCATTTAGTTTTTGGCGACGTTGTACCTCATCTAGTCTTTCAGTCGCCTTTGAGCTTTTCTCTGCGATTTCAACAAGAGATGATTGAAACTCGGTGGCAGCGACTTTTGCTTGCTCGAGTTTTTCTTGCTTGAGTTGTTCTTCAATGGTTTGTTCGCAGGTGGGGCAGGTTTGGTTACTTTCATAAAATTTTGATTCCTTCACCAATGCTTTTATTTTTGTTTGTATTTCAGTATTTGCTTCACGCAATGCATGGAACTCATTAGTCGCATCAAGATTTTCTTCTTGAAGTCCGATACTGTTCTCAGAAATATTGTCGTTCAATTCCGCAATGCGAGCAAAGTGTTGATCTTTCTCATCCTTATAGCGTTGGATCAATTCTTCCTTTTCTTTCTTCGCGTCATGATTAATCTTGGAGATATCTCTGATATATTTTTTCTGTGACTCAGTTTTAGTCTCGTTGATTTCAATGCTATGGTAAACTTGATTCAGTTTCTCTTTCAACGAAGCGTTCTTCTCTTTCAGCAAAGAGTTCATTTTAGAGAACACACCAATATCCAGTAGGTCTTCAATGACGTCCCGCCTATGATGAGAAGCCAATTGCATGAACGGTATGAAGGACGACGAACCAAGCACAACCACTTGATGGAAAGACTTGTGGTTGAGTTTAAGGATATTTTGCTCGAGTATTTTTTGATACTCTTTGTTGTGTGAGTTCTGATTCAGGAGTGTGCCGTCTTTTACAATCTCAAACTTATGAGGTTTGATGCCACGAACGACCTTGTACTGAGTGTTGCCTATACCAAATTCAACTTCAACCAAACAGCCCTTCTCATTGATCGAGTTAACCAATTGTGGCTTGTTGATGTTGCGATGGGGTTTGCCGAACAATGCGAAAGAAATCGCGTCAAGCATTGTCGACTTACCCGAGCCATTCTGCCCTACAATAAGAGTAGAGTCGCTTTTGTTCAGCTCAATCTCTGTAAACTTATCACCTGTGGATAGGAAATTCTTAAAACGAATTTTCTTAAACAGTATCATGCGATCTCCAAAGACTGAGCTTCAATCATGAGACTCGACATCTCTTGTTTGATGCGCTCTTTGTCCAATGCGGTTTCAACATTATCAATGTAGGAATTAAGTAGGTTGGTAGTGTCTTCAATGTCAACCTCTTCAACGCTGACATTCTCACCTACAAACTCAGAGAAATCTTCTTGAACTTTCAGCTCATGAATATTTTTACTTTGAATCCTATCCAAGAAGTTCTCAAATACGAACCCATCAGATTTATTAATGACCACAACCTTCACAAATTTATTGTCAAGATGATCGAGGTTCATAGCCACATAGTCAGTATTTGAGTCGTCATAATATATCCGCTCAAACATAGTAATTGGATTACGAACAGCAGTCAGCTCTCGAGTTTCCGTATCAATAACATGAAAAAACTTTGCATCGTCGCAGTCATTCCAGAAGAACTCCATTTGCGACCCGAGATAATGAATGTTGCCTTGGTTAGATTTAGCGTGAAAATGGCCAGACAAAACCATTTCGAATCTATTGAGCTTCTCAGGTGTCATACCGTCTGTACAAGGTATGCCTCTCATCATGTCAAAGCCAGACAATTCAAAGTGACCGCCAATAATATCAGCAGTGCAGTTTTCAAGGAACTCGTAAGTTTCCTTCTCATTGTCTTGACATATCCAAGGTACAAGACCGATCTTTAACCCATCATAGTCAAGCACAGTTGGCTTCATTACGATGTTGACTTCGTTCATGTAATGACCCAAAAGTTCTTTGAGTGAGTTTAGGTCATTAGTGTTCTTGTAATAGGTGTCATGATTACCACAGATTATATCCATGGCGATACCGTTTTCCCGCAGCACTTCTAGAAAGTGCAGGCGGTTGGCGTTCAGCGCTTTGAAGTTAATGAACCTTCTATGCTCATAGTAATCACCAAGGTGAATGATATTCTTGATGTCGTTTTCCTTTAAGTAAGGAAAGAAAACATCTTGATAAAATTGCTCTTGATAATCTATGAATATATCTGAAGAATTACGAATACCACAATGAGTGTCATTCAGTAAGGCTATCTTCATCTATGTCATCTCCAAGAAAATTGGTGAGGTCGGAATCTACCGAAGTGCGAGTCCTAGTTGTTTTCTTGTACACATTGAACTGGCGGTCTTTGTCTTTCACTTCATCAATTCTACGGCGTAGGTTGTCGACAAAAGACTGCACTGCTTTTGCTGCTTGAGGATCTTCGTCAGCATCAATCATAAACTCCTCAATACCAGACTCAGCTAGAAAGCGGAGCTTCAAGTCTTGCTGACGTTTTTCTTTTTGGATACGTCGAAGAAAAGCGTACCAAGAAATTTGAGTGAAGTAGCCAAATGCGTTGGGGCGACCTCCTCTTGTGGCTGCACTGATGTTATAGTTCTGAATCGCTTTCAAACAATTCTCAACTGCGTCCATAACCATCTCTTCACGATAGGTATAGCGCACAAAGTTGGATTTATGCGACAATCCTTCAGCGATCTTTAGAAAACATTGTGCAATGTAATCTGGAACGATGGGAGTCTTTACCCCAGCAGACTCCGCTTTGTGACAAGACTCAACATAGTCAACAACTGCCTGACTGAAGTCAGCGTTATTCACATAATGCTCGTGGTCTTTAGTTCTTCTGGCCATTACAACTCTCCAATAAACAACATATTATACTGAAATCGAACTTATAGTCAATCTTCTGTTAGAAGTTTTGGCGTGCCCTTTGGTTTAAAGGTCACTACATTCTCAAGTGGCGATCTGCTGATCTCTTCGCCATTGTGCTCTTTGTGCAACGCATCGGTGATCTGCTCAACGCTGCTTAGATATTGCCTGAGTACAGAAGGCGAAGGGTCGCCGTATGCAACAGTAGCAATAGGATTGATTACCATAATCTTCGCTAGGTCATCTGTGTAAGTCAGATATGGCTTTAATATGTAGCTGGCTCGATCAAGTTCTTCATCATCGAACATATCGATTGGGATAAGTTGCAGCGCGTTCTTAACTAACAATACTTCTACACCGCCACCCTGATCAGCCCACTCGACAATTTTACAAATAATTTCATCGCCTGTCGATAATTTGATTTGCTGTATTTGTCCTTCCATTATGATATCGCCCTTAGTATGCCACTTGACAGTAATATCAACGAGACTGAATTGAGGATAATCACTGCTCTATCTTTCCAAAGGTATCCCACGACAGTCCATCCTAGTATACCAAACCAACCGAATATCATATCCCACATGTGATACTCGATACCAGATGCTCGAAAAGTGAGAGAAACCAGAATCAATATTGAGGCGACCCACTTGATATACCAGTCAAGTGTATACTTGGGAGTCGCCGACTTAAAAATGCGATTGCTGTGCTCTAACTCTTCTGGTGCAAATTCACTCATATTACGACCTTGTGTATTTCATAATCAAACTTTTCTTTGTTGTAGATCTTTATACGTTCACCTGAGTGAGTTAGAGTAAAATTTCTTTTACTTTGCCACTGTAGATCGTCGGCAATATCTATCAACTTTGTGTCCGCTCCGTTATCTGCCTTTCTGAGTCCTCTGCCAATTGATTGTAAGACTTTGACTTGAGACTTAGAAGGGCTTGCGAAAATAATGTTATGGAGGTTCCTAATGTTAATACCAGTAGAAAAAGTGCCAAGGCTTGCAACGATGATAGCATTTTCTGATCCCTCTACAATTCCGCGAATTGCTTCTCTATCTGCGACGTCAGTGCCGCCATGAACGTAAAAGATTTTATCTAGTTTCTTTTCCTTTATTAAATTATATAATATTTCGCCGTGCTTTTCAACATATTGGAACAAGACCAAAGTGTTACCTGTTTGTGTCAACGCAAGGTTGCGTATCAGTTTGTTCCTTCCCTCATGTTGAACAATGAAGTCAACTTCTTCTTGATAAGTCTTGTCCTTCATTATTCTTCTTATTTCTTTCGGATAATCAAGCAGTAATATTTCAATGTTAAGTTTTGCGAGCGTACCATCCTCCTGCAAGTCGCGAGTGAACGTGACCCTTTTAGTTGGACCAAACAACCCTTCTAGCACCAACTTGTGCGTCTGCGTGCCGTCCAGCGTCCCAGTGGTGCCATAGCGGTGGTCTGCGTTGATACATTTGTTCATTAGAGTCGTTAACGACTTGGCTTTAAAGAGGTGACACTCGTCACCGAATACGCAACCAAACTGCTCGAACCACTCAGGTCCAAGACGGTAGATACTCTGCCATGTAGATATGATCACTCGCTTGTCAGTGACCTTATCCTTACCTGAATAAATTATGTGACAGTTTTCTTCAGAGTCCCAGTTGTAGTCCTGAAAGTCTTTATACATCTGCTCAACGAGGCTGGTAGTTGGAACGACGATCAATACATTTTTGTCGTGTTCCTCTAGATACCAGCGCATTAGATTGTAGATGATAAACGACTTGCCCGAACCTGTTGGCGATAACAAAACAGCTCGCTTATTTTTGATACCGTCCGTCACTGCCTCATATTGATATTCGCGCAGGTCAAAGGGCGGTTCAAAGGAGGCGAGCTGTTTTACGATCTTCTGGTGGTTGAGTTTGTTTTGTGCGCTTGGTAATCCAAAAGGCGAATCCTTGAGCGTGATTGTATAGTGGCGAGATGCTGCAAAGTTACAGACTCGCTTATACAGTCCAACATTTATTTCACAAGTAACGGAGTTGAACAACCTAATCTTTCCGTCCCAGACTCGCCGCTTATAGGCAGGCATGAACTTATATCCAGGAACGAAAAAAGAAAAGTATTCACTCAGCTCGTGTCGAACTCCAGGTTCGCACAGAATCGCCATTGTAGAGTGATTCTGCATTTGGATCGTAAGAGTTGCCACTAGGCAATACCATAAATCTCTTTGCGGAACTCTTCACTTTTACCAAACTGAGATGCAGCTGCGCTTTTCGCCTTTGCTTGTACAATAGGTGAGTTTGGCTTTCGCTTGTCGCGATAAGAGCCATGCGAACTCCGCTTTGCTGTTTTCCTATCCTTCAGATTGGTCTTCATTGTCTTCGCCATTTTGTATCCATGTCCCGTCTGTTGATAATGTAAAGGAACCAACGTAGCTCCTCGGTTTAGTATTTATCGTCCATTCATGAGGCGCGATTAGACTTAGAAAGTCTCCTCGATCTCCCACGTACAGATGATACATCTTGCCCGTCATAGGTAAGAATCTTTTCTCCGCGTTGTTCACGCGCTCTGTCTGTCGCGCCAGAAGTAGCAGGTGATCGAACTGCTGCTGCAATTCTTCAGCCTTTGTCTTTAGATATTCTCTGGCTTTTTGAGTAGTTTCGGAAGTGGCTTTGCTGACGTCAGGGACAATCATCGCAGGAAACGATGGCGAAGTCCCATACTCTAGCAGAGCAAGATTAGTTGCCTGACTCGAACTGTCGCCATTTGATGATGTTGCCAATTGTCTGATGCCTCCATCGTAATGTTTCAACGATTTCTTTCAACGTTTCAATCATGGTATTGAAATATACCACCTTGGCTTCAGACTCTTGTATATCGGTATCGCTGTCATAGTAATACGACATATCACCTTTCATGATCTTAAGACCATCAAAGGGATCAGCAGCCCACCCTAATTGCCTGATGCGCTCTTCACACATCTTGCCATTGTACCACTCCCACTTATCCTTTAGCAAAAGGTGTTGACGTTCCTCAGCGCGTTTAAGCATCAGCTTCGCATGCGCCAAGTAGCCAAGATATTTTGCGTGAAGTTTGGGGGTATCACGGGATGCATCATCTAGTTTGTGATGTATTTCGCAGTCCGTAGACCACTCACTCAATATGTTTTCAAGGTTCATAGTATAAAGTTATTCAATCTCGAAATAGCTGTACCTGAATGTGGCTGGGAAGGTTACAAACTCAACACCAGCATTAGTTGTGTCAAATACAATATCACCAACAGCTGTTGGAATTGCATCGATGTACTTTAATATTTTATTCTTATTGTTGTGAGAAGTCAAGGCAATTATACTTATATCTGCATAGGTCGGCGGGTTCTCTGTGGTCGTTTGCATTTGAGAACGACGCTTGATATGTTTTTCGTTTACCTGACGTACAATCCAATTATATATTTCTTCATATGCATTGAAGTCTTCATCAAGTAAAACGTCCATCGTCAGCTCACCAAACTGGAGAGTGTTCCCTGGCATTGGTATGCCTTCTACTCTTGGGAATTGTACTTCAACTGCGCTGTTGATAACTCCTGGATGGTTCACGCGCTGTGCAAAAAACTCCAAGTTGCTGAAGTTCTTTCGGTCAATTATAATGCGAAATCCTGTTGGCTGAAACAGATTGACATTATCAGTTAAGTTGTTAGCCATAGAGTATTCCATCCCACGCAGCGACGATTCTTATTATACTGTTATTTATATGATTGTCAAGCATAAAAAAGGGATCCCGAAGGATCCCCAAAAATGACGGCTGCGACCGTTCTTTTTATTCGTAAACCAATCTTAGGCGAGGATGTTGTCCACGCGGAAGATGCGGTAGTACTGGTTAGTCTTGGCAGAAGCCAGACCGTTAGCTGGGCTGTTACCCACGAATGGGTTAGACGCCATGCCGTAACGAGTCTTGAACCCGATACGTGGCTGGAAGTCTTCCTCACCAACCGCACGTACCATCTGCAGAGGCACGTATGGGCAGTAGAATACACCAGCGTCATATGGGTTAGTACCCTTGTAACCAACAGTCACGTAGTCAGCAACCGCATATGGGTCGATGTATACGCGCATACGACCGTTCAGTACACCAGCGAAGGTGTTACCAGTGTCGTCTACTTGCAGTTGGGTGCTAAGAGCTGGAGCGTAGTCCAGTTGACCAGAAGCAACAAGAGCAGTAGCAACGTCTGAAGAACAGATCATTACGTTACCCTTACCGCGACGAGTTTCTTTAGCGATAACGTTAGCTTCGCGATCGAGTTGAACAAGCAGACCCTTGAACTTCTCAACAGACCAACGACCATCAGCGTCTGAAGACAGATCGAAGATACCCTTGGTAGCAACGTTAGACTGGAGAGCGCCAGTCTTAGCTTGGCTGTTGATGGTACGGATTACTTCACGGTTGATTTCCGCGAGTACTTCTGTACTCAAGATGTTAGCGAGCTCAGACTCAGCGTCAAGACCGTGGATTGCTTTCAGGTCTTGGGCGAGTTCGATCGTGTACTCAGCTTTCAGCGCACGTGACTTTGCAGTTACGGTTGCTTTCTCGATGCTGAAGCCCATCTCGGCAAAATCAGAACCAGTGTTACCCAGTGCTTCCGCGTCAGCCGTTGGCATACCACCACCAACAGTTGGACCAGTTCGATCGTTATCGATAGAGCTGTCACCGTTAGAGTCAGTAAGACCAGACAAGCCAGAAGGACCAGCAGTCTGAGTGACAGAAGAGTCACCAGAGTATGGTACTTGCGCTTCGTTGAACAATGCTTCGTCGTCTACAGATACCGCACCACGTGCAGTCTTGTACTTAGACTTCATTGCAAAGATCAAGCCAGTAGGACCAGTCATTGGCTGAACACCACATAGGTCATAAGCCATCAGGTTTGGCATGGCGCGACGTACGAGAGAGATCAGTACTGGATCCCAGTTAGCAGCTGCAGAAGTAGCGTTAGCAGCAGTTTCAGTCAGTTGGAAAGAGCCATCGTTGCGCTCTGCCATCATTGCTTGCTCTTGGTTCTCAAGAACTTGAGCCGTTACATTACGGCGATGTCGATCAGAAATAGATCCAGCAGTTTCTTCGTTCAGTACTGGAGCCCACTTCTCGACGAGTTTGTCATAAGAAATTTCCATTTTTGTTCTCCTTATGGAATGGACTTTAGGTTATTAGCGATTAATAGTTCGCATGGCTTTCAGGTAACGATCCATAGTTGCTGATGACTCAACAACTTCTGTTGCTTCAGACTCGTCGGTGGACTCCTCTACAACTTCTTCCGTTACACTGGAAGTCTTTGAAAAGTAAGATTCCTTAACAGTTGCGACTTTAGAGGTAAATGACTCAGCGTCATCAAACTCGATGTCAGCAACCAGTGAACCCAGCTTTTCTGCTTGAGTATCAGCAAGGTCAGAAGCAGCTTCGGCTACAATAGCAGCGCGTTGTAACTGTTCGATTTGCTCACTCATAGCAATAGCGTCGGCAGTAGTCTTGTTGAGTGCTTCTTCAAGCTCTTCAACCTGATCTGCCAAATCGTCAACGAGGTCAATCTTTGACTCTGGTACTTCGATGTAAGACTCAACAAACAGCTCTTTCATGCCGTTCATAAAGTTCTCAGCAATCTCAGCACGCAAACCAGTTTGGATAGCGACTTTGTTGTCATCCATCCACTGCTCAACCACGTAGTTAAGGTAGCTGTCAACTTTCTCTACCATTTCTTCTTTCTGAGCAATAGTTTCCTCAGCCAGCTTCTCTTGGTAGGTTGACTCAATGCGCTCAATTTCTTCACTGAGCTTTGACTTCAGTGCTGCTT